GGTTATAGCAGTGTTGATTGAATGAAGGTCCGTACACACTAAGTCACCGGCAACTTCCGCCACGTGTTTATGCTCGTACACCGTGTCAAAAATTACCGGGAAATCGTCAAGACCATTTACTGCAGCTATGGCAGAATCCTTGACTAAAAGATCCGCCACGTCTATTCCAATCACTTTGGCCACCGCATCTCTGATGAGGCTCTTATCGCGTTGTGGCCATGCATTGCTGCACTTAAACTTCTCCTCGCCGGTGGCGTTGCGAAACTTCATGCCTGTGATACTTATGACTCGCGAGGCCCACGTACCGATTATAGGAGTTAATAAATCAGTGGTAACGTAGCCGTACGCTTTATTCGTGGCGGCCTGCGCTGGACTAACGGATTTGTTAGAGCTGGCATGCAGCTTTCCGATTGTCCGCATAGGGTCAGCGAAAGAGTCATATGTCGTTGTTGGATCGACAAAGTAACGCCCGAGGAATTGGATGGGATCTCCTCGGGGGCGTAAGTTGGACTTGTAGATCATCCCCAAGTCCTTTGCAACCGCCTCTACGGCGTGTCGGAATTCTCCACGGCGGTTCGCGTTGACACTGTCGTCGCCAAAGATGGCTCCGATGTTGTCAAACGCTGCGCTTGGTTCATCCCCTAATCTGCGATTCGCGCAGTAGACATTAAAACCATTATCAAGCGTTCCAGCTTGAGATGTTATGCTAGACCCACTGCGGATGGAATACTCAGGTGCGTAAGAAAAGCCAGTAGATGTAACTGCTTTATTCTTATAAATTTCTTTGTGCACGCGCACAAAGCCAGCGCGGTGTGGCTCGGCAAAGTACCGAGCGTAAACCGGCCGGAGGATATACTTGTCGTAATCCTCGCTCTGAGTGCCATCCATGTAACTGTAATCTCCCTCTTCGATATCCTCTTCCAAATCCATGGTCATCACCTTGGCTAAGCGCTCTACGATTTCTCGCGGCTTCTTGCCAGGGCAATACCAATCATGCAATTTGAATACTTTGGCCATGACCAAGCTGTAGCTGGATGAAATGATGGTAATTTCGCTGGACATGGTGGAGATGTTACGGGGGGGTTTAGCTGACCCGTAGGTTTCGGTTTTAATAAACGCTTTGATAGTATTTACAGCGTCGATGGACATCGTGGGCGACACGTTCTTAAATCGCCCCCGCTGTGCCTTCTTGTCTTGGGACTCACTAACTTCACCGTGTGATAGTGGTACACCCGTGCCAACTAGATGTTCTGGCACCAATAAACGTACAAACTCTTCGGCATAGGTCTTGTACTTCCTGGAAAACTTATCACGATTCCTGACTGCCGTAACCCTGGACGCCACGCAAGCCTCATCGGCATTGCGGCTCTTAACGGCGAAAAGGGCCGGACTGGACACCAAGGGTGTTGTGCACACAGCCCCCGGGTTCTTCCCATCCTCAGTAGACAAACCGCCAATCTTGGGTAGCGCGTGGTAATGTGTCGGAAAGCCGCTGGTGCGAACCACATTGGGTCGCACAATGAGAGATTCCGCGAAGCACTTGAATAGTATTGGTGCGTCACGTGCATATCCCTCATGCTTAGCCTCCTTCAACATGCGCTCCACGTCCGAGACGAACGGTGCACTGTCTTTGAACTGAAGTCGTGTTTTGATGGCTTCAAATAGTTTCCCTGACAGCGTAACTGAATAATTGCTGCCATCTAAGCCGATCGATAAACGATCCTCGATAGGTTCCCAAAGATATAGGTATGGTCCCTGCTTCACAACTTTGCGTTGAAGCTGGTGTTCTTGCCAGTTATTTAAAACGCAATACCACACCGAGTTGGTGACGCGAGCTTTCGGCAAAAGCCAAACAAACCGATGCTCCTCGTCTCCCTCTATCTTCCTTTGTTCAACATCGAAGATCATTAAATTTCCCTCTGGATCAACCACGGTTAAAGTGTCACCTTTATAATCCCAAAGTCTATGTTGGTAGTAAGCTCCGCCGGCTACCTGGTAGCGCAATTCGTCACCGTTGAAATGGTAACTGAACTCAGCGCCGTTGTAGCCCAGGTAATTCGGGCTAAGCGTGTACATGACTATTGGTTTCCACAAGTGCAACCAGCGTGGCATGTCGGCATAATAATCGACGTCAGTAAAGATTAAAGCGGCATTGTCTGGAACTGGATCGTTCTTGTAAGCAATGCCAAAATCCTTGGCGCAATAAAAGTAACGGCTCCCCGAACCAACATCGCGTCGGGATGACGATATGTGATAAGGTTCATAACCATTACGGCGCACTAATCCGTCCATGAACACGTTTGCAGATGATCTAAACTCTGCAGAACGCGGATGTGAATGTACGGAATTACAACTGACGATTTCAATTTTCTCGCCGGCAGGGACGAAGAGCGGGCGGAGATCTTCTCGACGCTCTGTGCTCCCCTCCACTTGCTCAGAGAAACGTTTTACGTTCATTGGATAGTAGCCACCCAAAGTGGTGATGTTAAAGCGGACCTTGGCCCACAAAAAGCGAAACACGGTCTTGACATAGCGCACGATCAAGAACCCACCGGCCGATTGAGGTATGAACTCATCCGAACCGTGGTAGTATCGATGCAGCAACAAATAGACCTTCGCGCACTCCCGCACTACTACGAAAGCGCCCC